GCATTATAAAGAAAAGAAACAATCGTTCCCTGTTGTGCAGTAGACATTTTATTCCATAAGGGAAGTAAAGACTTTGCTCTGGGAATAAGTTCAGAAAGATGTAAATTTAACATTGAATCTGCTTTTGATTTTTTTATTGGTGGATCAGACATTTTAACTGGTCTTTTTCCGTTTCTTAATTTATCATAAAATGTTGCTCCCCATCCAATTGTTGGGGTGTTTTTATTATCCCAATATGGATATATTTTAGTATCATTCGTTAATTTTTTATATTCGGGGGATTTTGCCATAACAAGATCAGGTAATTTGCCAGGTCCACCGGTGCCTGGTGATAATGCAGCAAGTGATTCGTGTTTTTTTATCATATCAGAAGCATAAGACATCAATCCACCACCAGCAGCATAAGCAGTTCCATTAACAATTTTTGGTATATTAGTTCCACCACCAGCGGCATTCATTGCCTCTAAAGTGCCCACACCATATTTTTGAACTGCACCACGAGACATCACAAATTCACCATCACTTAACATTGCTGGGATTTTATCTACTCCTTTTTGCCCAGATACGTGCCCAGGACCACCACCAAAAAATCCAAAAAGGTTCTTAAATCTTGCAAGTCCTCCACCTGCAAATTTAGGCACCTTGGTATCAATATTATTAAGACCTGCAAAATTTTCAATACCTTTTGATAAGGCCATTGTGCCAGCAACAGTTGTACCAACCTCTAGTCCAACTGCCAATGCTTTTCCGTATCTTCCACCAAGAAATCCAGCAACTTTACCAGCACCTTTTAATCCTGCTCTTGCTGCTAATCCTGCTGCTGCTTGAGCAATTCTTAAAGTACCTCTAATCAGTAAAGATGATAATCCCCCAATAAATCTACCAAGACCTGTTCCAAATCTCAAGTAAAGTGCAAGTAACTTTGGCCAATGATCTCCTAAAAATCTAAAAAGACTTCTAATCTTAGTTTTATTTTGAGGATCACTAAACCACCGAATAAGTTTGATAAGTGCTCTTCCAATAAAAACTGCAAGAATAAAATCAATGATTTTGTCTAGCAGTGATTTTACTGGAGATAATATTTTCTCTGCAGCTTTTGATAATACACCTGTTCTTTTTTCAAGGTTTTCTTCTACATCTGCTCTTCTTTTTGCTTCCTCAGTTTTTCTTGTTTTTTCGGAGGTATCTTTTAAAAACTTATTTTGTGCCTTTAGGATATTAACAATTTCTACAAGAGAATTTTGAATTTCTAAAACTTGCTTATTTGCTACAACAGAAGAAGATGAAATTTGTGATGCAGTAATTTTGGGTTTAACAGGAGCAGATAAACCTCTTAAACTAGACGCAGTAATTGTAGCCCTGATTGGTTTAAGTCTTAGTAGTTTAGAAGGATTGATTGCCATTTTGCTGTTTTAGTCTCTCTTCTTCCAAGTGTTGTTTTAAGAGTTCTACATAAATGTCTCTTTCCCAAGGTATTAATGACTCTATCTCCCATAAAGAATATTTATGATACTGTATCAAAGCGAAATTTAAACGAAAATAATTCTCTAGGTCCATATAAACAAGTGCTATGCGAAAAAATTTGCTAACCCTTCTAAAGTAACTTCAGATTTTATTCCAGTCTTTGGATTTGTAACTTCTACTTTATGAGAAAGTCTTGGCATCGTTTCAAAAAACTTTTCAATTTCTTTGAATTGCGAAGAGTTCATCTGCTCTAAGAAATCAATCAGTTCTTTTTTAGTTACGTCTGCAGAAACCCATACTTCATCTTCAGTATAAATTTTATCAATACAAGAAGCAATCAAATCAAATGACTGATCCATTGCAACATTATTATTGAAATCAAAATTTGTCTTAATAAATTGTTCTAATGATGGATATTTTAATTCCATCATAATATTATCATCAACTCTAATTTGACTGCTGTGGTCATCACTTTTTTGAACCTTAATGTCATCTAAGTTAATTTTAACCAATACATTAGTCTCTTCATCATCTGGGCATATCACATTTACATCTATCTCTTCACCAACGGACTTTCCGCGAATGTTTAAAAAGAGATATTCAATATCAAAAGTTGGAAGATTTTCTACCTTGATATTTTTGGTGAGAATACAGTTTTTGATAACTGTTTTAATTGCTGTTGTGATTTGCTTTGTATCTTCACTTTCTAAGGCAATTACTAATACTTTTTCTTCTTTAACTAAGAATGGTCTGTATTGAATTACTTGTCCACTGGAAGGCAATTCAAGTTCGTAAATTGGTGTGGAAATCTTTGGTAAAGGCATAATATCCTATAAAAACTTCAGGTGTGATTATTTAGGTGTTATCGTTATGGTCTAAAAGGAATACCTTGTATTGATATTGGTCCTTGTCCTTGTCCTTGTCCTGTAGGTGTAGTTGCTGGTGCTGGTGCTGGTGCTGGTGCTGGTGCTGGTGCAGATGGGTCTCCAGTTCTTGGTGTTACGGTACTTCGTGGTGTTTCTCTAGTATCTTTATTTTCTTCTTCTTTTTTCGTTGTTGGATAAACAAAGTATCTTAGATACGTCATAGATACTGTACATTTCAATAATGAAGATGCATCATAAGAAACTGGCATAGAAGAAATAGAAATTGGATATGCTCCAACAAAACCATATGTTAGTTTTGATCCACTATATGCCCCTTCAGTTCCTGTTCTTTCAAATTTTGTAATTTTCATTCCATCAGTTTTATAATCTTTTGGATATCTCATTCTATAAAAGTAATGGGGATATTTTGTTCCTACTGGTCCCCCAAGTTTTGATGCAATACTTTCATTTGAAATCCACTTTAACCAATTCTCAAAAAATCTAATTGGTAGATAATTATCAGCATCAACATAAAAAGTCAAATCAATACGATCATCATAAACTCTACGATATGCGTGTCTTTCTGTTACGCCGTGATAATCATTTGTAATTTCGTGTGTCGTAAGAGAAGAACCCGGTAATGATGCTTCGGAGCACAGTAAATTTAATTTACCTTGATCATATACAAGACCATTATCACTCAAAAAACTTAAAAAATTTCCAAAATCCCTATCTTTATTACTGGGAAGTGTAATCTCAACTTCAAAATGTGAAGTTAATGCTGGATTTAATAGAATTGATTTTATTTGAGATACTGACTTTGTTGAGGGCATCTATAAATACTTTTACCAATATATTATGTAGACGGGATAATGGCAGAAAGTCTTAAAAGCATATACAAACCATCTTATCCGGAGAAATACAAAGGAGATCCCCAAAATATAATATGTAGAAGCAGTTGGGAAAGAAAATTTTCTTATTGGTGCGATCACAATCCAAGTATTATATCCTGGGCATCAGAGGAATTTTGTATATCTTATGTGTCTCCTGCCGACAATAGAGTTCATAGATACTTCCCCGATTACTTAATCAAAGTAAAAGAACAATCGGGGCAAATTAAAACTTATGTTATTGAAGTGAAACCAAAGAAACAAACTATGCCACCAAAACAAAGGTCAAGAGTTACTAAATCATATCTGTATGAGTGCAAAACTTATGCAGTCAATCAAGCAAAATGGAAAGCAGCAGAAGAATTTTGCAAAGATAGAATGATTGAATTTAAAATCATAACAGAAGAAGAACTTTTCAATCTACGATAATGGCAAAAGGTTTTGGAAAGTATGTAGATACTGGAACTGCAAGAACAAGAGAACTTAAAAAAAGAGTTGATGAATTGGGAACAAATGACCCAGAAGATATAATGATGGTCATTATGGATATTTTTAAGGAAGAAGTCTTATACCCAGAACCTGGAAAATTTTATACCTTTATTTACAAACCAAAAACACCAAATATTGAATATGATCAACACCCATTGATTGCTTGTACTGAATTAGAAAAGTGGGGATTTAAAGGACTTAATTTTCATTGGAGACAAGGAAGACAATACACTTGGGAAGAAGTGATTGGTAAACTGCACGTCGTTAAGTACAATGAACTTGATGAATTGATTGCATTGCAGTATGGAAAATTCCGTCTAAATAAATAAAAACTCCTTATCAATGTCTCATACTCTACAAAAAATTGAGATTATTCACTCTCTTAAATGGGAGGTGATTTGATGGCAAATAATAAAGAAAATCAATTAACATTATATATTGGAGGCATTCCAGTTATAGGTCAATTGGTTACAGATTTAAATACTGGAATTGGTAAATGGTATCCTGTTTATGGACCAACAGGCCCTTTTTCCGCTTCTATGGGAAGTAAATATCTAACTTCAACAAGAAAAGCAGATGGAACTTGGACTGGTTGGACTCCAGTTGGTGATGTATTTGGAGAAATGAGAAATCAAAATAATCAAATATCTGCATCATATAGTACACCAGAAAAAGTAGCAACAGCGTTTTATGCAGCTGGTACTGGGGTTGGATCGCCAACAGGAATTTTAAATAGTGGAAGAATAAATCAATTCAACACTTATGGTGCTCCAGTAACAGCACAAAGATTGGGACTAGTTCCACCACCCGACCCAGATGCAGGAACACCAACAGATGCAGGAACACCTACTGCACAGAAAAAAAATTATGAAGATGTCAAGGCTGAGTTTGGAAAAAATGGACTTGCAAGAACAACATATAATGGCGAACAAACAGATATAAGATACCCAGAAGATCTGCAATTAAATCAACAAGATTGTATAAAATTTTCTATTTTAGAATATAATCCAAGAACATTAAGTCTAGCGTCAAATTCAGAAAGAAGGAGATTAATTGGAAAAAAACGAATTGGAACAATTATACTTCCAATTCCAGGTGGAATATCAGATTCCAATCAGGTTGATTGGCAAAAAGATGATTTAAGTGTCTTAAAATCAGGTGCTGCTGATGTCCTCAATAGTCTTTTTCTGGGTGGAGGAGAAGCAGCTGCAAATTCTGCACAAACAGACCTGAATGCTATAGGTGCAAATACAAAGGTTTTGGAATCTTTTGTTGCAGTTAAAGCAACCCAAGAAATTCTTGGATCTAATACTTTTTCTCGTCAATATGGTGGTATTGAAAATCCAAACTCAGAGCTTCTGTTCTCTGGTCCTCAGTTAAGAACCTTTAGTTTTACCTTTAGAATGTATCCAAGAAGTAGCAGTGAGGCAATCATAGTAAAAAAAATTATTCGCTACTTCAAACAAGCAATGTCAGTTCAAAGAAGTTCCTCTATTTTAATTCTAAAAGCACCTAATACTTTTGGTATAGAATACTTAACTACAGGTAATAGACAACATCCATACTTAAATAAATTTAAAGAGTGTGCTCTAACTCAATGCAATGTCAATTACACACCAGATGGAAGTTATATGACTTATGCGGGAGATGAACCATCAATGACTGGATATGAATTGCAACTTCAATTCCAAGAACTTGAACCAATCTTTAATGATGATTATGATGATAAAGATACCGAGATAGGATACTAAAAATGGCAAGTTATTTCAGTCAAATTCCAAACTTTGAGTATGTCAGCAGATTTCCAAATGCCAAAATCTCTGATTATATTGCTGTTAAAAATCTATTCAAAAAAGGAAAACTAAGAGAAGATATTTTCCAAGATGCAACTTTCTTTGAAAAATATCAAATCAAAGGAAATGATCGCCCAGATAATGTTGCAGATGAAGTTTATGGAGATCCTACTTTAGATTGGATTGTATTGTTATCAAATAACATTTTGAACATTCAAACAGAATGGCCAATGTCTCAACAGTCCTTTGATAATTATCTACTATCAAAATATTCTCAGGGAAATGATACTGAAGAAGAAACTTATGATAGAATTTATAACGGAGTTCATCATTATGAAACAAGAGAAGTTATAAATGGTCAAGGTGTTGTAATTGTTCCTGCAGGTCTTACTGTTGACTCTGAATATAGTGTTAGTTTTTATGATTTCTTTACAGATACTCAAATTGAAACGGGAAATATTTCAGTACCAATAACCAATTATGATTATGAAGAAAATCTTAATAATAGTAAGAGAAACATTTATTTACTTAAAGCAATTTATTTAAATGTAATCTCAAATGATATGGAATATATGATGAGATATGAAAAAGGTTCTACTCAATATGTTTCAGAAACATTAAAAAGAGGAGATAATATAAGACTTTATTCTTAAACAATAAAAAAAGAGGATGCCGAAGCACCCTCCTTTCACTCAGTTAAGTATTAATCAAATATCAACTAACTTTTGAAAGTAGTCAAGGGTATTATCTTCATCTTCATCATCTGAAGAAATACTTGGAAGTGAAGAAGACTTAGAACGAGCATAAGACTGTTCAAGTTCTTCTACAACTTTACTTTCAATTGATGGTTTATCTACATAACTCTCATACTCATCTTCTTGTTCCATCACAGCACGAGAGCGTGTTGGAGAAGTTTCAAGTCCAAGAACAGTATTCAAACGGCGATCAAGTTCTTCATAAGATTTGAACTGATCTGGTGCTGTTACTGCTGCAAGTGAATGCTCTTTCTTCCAAATAGCCTCAAGAGCATCATCATCATCAAGTAGAGGTTCTACCGAACCAAACTCAGATTTGTCATAATTCCAATACCCATCTTTCTTTACGATTTTGAGTTTGAAATTAGCACCCTGCCAGAAGTCAAAGGGATTGATAGGAGTTTCATCCTCAAACTCTGGTTGCATTGCTTCCATAATCTTATCAAAGATTTTTTTCCCATACTTAAAGAGAAAAACTTTACCCTCATTTTGAGGATTTGATGGATCTTTTACAACGTAAATGTTGCTGTAATAAGACAGTTTACGTTTTTGCTTGCGAACAGTTTCTTTATCTTTGTCGCTACCACTATTCCAAAGTTTACGATTATACTCAGAAACAGGATCTTTCTGACCAAGAGTAGTCAGAGAGTTTTCAATATACCAACCACCAGGACCTTGGAAACCGTGTGAATAAATCTTTGCCCAAGGAACATCTTCTCCTTCAGGTGCAGGAAGAAAACGAATGACTGCAAAACCGTTTCCAGTTTTATCCATTTCTGGTTTCCACAGACGATCATCTTCATTACTGCCAGTGGTATTCATTTTTTCAACTTCTTTTACCAGTTTAGCAGTAAGAGAACCAAGTTTAGATTGTTTTTTTAAATCTGAAAAAGACATTAGATTACTCCGTATTAATTGGATTTGGCCTTTGTGACTTTGCTTAAGGGATCGTCCAGCCCAATTCTATCAGTCTAAATCGTTTTTGTCAATCTGTTGCTTCATCACCTCAAGCATTTTAGTCATATTATTAAGAATGATCGTCATATCAGTTCCAGGTGGCATACCCATCATCATTGCAGATTCAACAATACGTTCTTTCATTTTTTGTGCTTCTATATCATCAGATAAACTCATTCTTGTATAGAGAACTTTTTGCTTATCTAACAACCTTTCAAGTAATTCAACGTGTTCAAGTTTTTCTTCTTTAGTCATACTAGGAAACTTAAAGATGTTTACATAAATTTCTTCTTGCAACTCTGCTATTTCTGTCATCTCAGAACGAACAACTTCTGAACTAAAGAAGCTCATGAATCCTCCAATACAATTTCTTTTAGAATTTTTCTGAATTTAAATATATCAATATTTAGAAAATTTGAATATTTTTTAATTCTACGACTTACGGTTTCCCACACTGGATCCTTTAATTTTTTATCAAAATCTCTACTGAATGAAAAAATTTTATCGTAAATAACCAACGTTTCCAAACTAATCTTACCACTTAAAAACTTTTTAAGCAATGGTGGATGTCCTTTAGAACAATTGAAAACTTGCTGGAAATCATTTTGTTCAAACATAGATTGACTTTCTTCCTTAAAAACATAAGAAAGAGATTGAATTTTTCTTTGCCAGTTTTGATATCTACTCTCACCTTCTTTAATCATTTCCCCGATCCATAGTGTCTCAGGGTCATTACAAGACACAAAGTTAGCAACAAAAAAATCTATAACCTCTTGGTCTGTTTTTTGGCGCGATATCTTCTCAAACCACATACGATCTTTCCGTTTGTAGAAAGATTGAAGACTTGCCCGACTTTTGCCACAATATTTGAAGTAATCATAACTGTCTTTAGTAAAATGGCTCTTTAAAGACAAATAAGTTTTGTATGAATCAAACGGCATCATTCAAAAAAAGTAATATAAGGATTTTTTACCGGGAAAATTTTTCCACCAAAAATGAATTAAAGAGGCAATTTTGCACGAGAACTCTTCTTTAAGAAGTTAAGTTCTGTTGCCTCATATTTAATCTTTTCTTTGAGTGGTTTTGAAATGAGTTTTGGAACTGACTCCAAATCAATATTGTTTTGCTCACAGAAATGAATTATACCATCAATATAATTCATCTCAGGATTCTCTTTTACAAGACTTTCAATTTCTTGCGCGAACCTTGATGGACAGAAAAATTTACTTTCTAGTACTTTCTCTAATTCATTCTCCATCTGACCTAGTATTGTGAGATACAAATTCTTTAATATAGCGAACTAATAATTTAATATAATCCCCCTTGTTTCTTTTGTCAAACACTTTAACCTCACCACCAGGAGTAACCATTAAAGTGATTAACTTTTTAATGGATTTCCCCGTCATTTCATAATATGCCGAACCATAAAACATCTCTTGAACAAAATAGTTCTCAATCCACTCTTCTGGTTTAATCTTTTCTGAGGTCTTAAAGTCTATAACAGCAAGTTCTCCATCATACTCCGCAATACAATCAACTCTACCAGCAAGTCCAAAGTATTGTGAATATAAAGTTCTTTCAATCGCATGAATATTATTTATCTTATCAAGATATGGTTTTGCGTGAAAAAACATAAACTTTGTCAGGGGTTGATAATCATCCCAGTTTAGTTCTTTATTTTCAAGGTAATCCTGACAGACTTGGTGAAAATCAGTTCCTCTTGCTGTTGCCTTTTTAGTAATGCGATTTGCTTCTTCAAGTCCAACTCTTTTTCTCCAATCTGCAAAAATTTTACGATTATAAAAGGAGGTAACAGAAGTAATAGAAGGCACCCATTGACCACCAGGAAGATGATAGAGGCGGATGCCATTGGTTTCTTTCTTTTCTAGTTCAATATCACCTAAAAAATTATGATGAATAAATGCCATCACATCCCCAATTCATTTTTTGCAATTAAGTATTCTTTAACTAATCCACTTCTACAAACGTCTTCAATACCAAATTCAATAATATCAAATGAAGGCATTATCCGAAGAATTTTCATAAAATCAATAATACCGTTCTTTTCATTAGTTTTAATCAAATCGCTTTGAGTGGCATCACCACAAAACATGATTTTTGAATTTTCACCAACTCTTGTAATAATAGAATCGCTCTCATGGAAATTAAGATTTTGAAATTCATCTACAATAATGATAGCATTGTCCAAAGTAGTTCCACGAATAAAAGAAGTACTCCAAAAACTAATTGTACCTTGAGTTTTGAGATTTCCATAGAGCATCTCAAAATCAGCATCTGTGGGTAACTCAAACATATACTTTACCATATTCTTATATGGAATTTGGTAAAGTGATGACTTATCTTCATGGTCTCCCGGAAGAAATCCAATCTCACGAGTAGCAACAAGAGACCTTACAATATAAATTTTTTCGTATGGAGTTCTTTCATCTAAAACATCTCTTAAAGCATTGTAAAGAGTAATAAAGGTTTTACCAGTTCCAGAAGATCCATAAGCAACAATATTTTGATTTGCTTCGTATGCTTTATAAAGTAATTTTTGATTTTCTGTGAGAGGTTCAATGTCCCTCATTAACTCAGAACTGATTGGTTTCTTACGCTTCATTTGTTTTGCGGTAAGTCCAACACCGATTGGTTGATCGTCTTTTCTTCTTCTTGCCATATAAAATTAAATTGGTTTTACTTTTGACCCTGGAACTTCTGAAGCTTTATGTAAAATTTGATTCCATCCCGGATGAGACTTTTTTAACTTGTCATAAACTTCACCCACTTCAGCAGCTGACGGGCAAGTAGATGGATCTGACCAATCTCTTGTCCATTCCGGATTGTCCTTTTTCCACTGATCCCACTCATGTACACTGAGAACAACTTCTTTTTGTTCTCCAGTTTTTGTATTAACTACTGGATACGTCGCCAAATTTATTCCTCCATTTTATATGAGAATATTTATTTAAAACTTAAGGAGAAAGTTTTGCTTTCCTAAGACGTTTCTCTTCATAATACTTCCAAACGTGTGGAGCCCACTTCTCAAGTTGAGGTGCAATTTGCTCACAAAGTGCTTGAATTTCAAGTTGAGCATCCATTTTTGCTCTCAAATCTAAAAGGTGTAAAACTGAACGAAGATTAAAAGAAACTACAAAGTTTTGACGAATTGCTTGAGCAAGATAATCCCGAATATGTTCTTCGCACATTCCTTTCTCATATTTTGCAGCATAACGCTTACACCCTTCTATAATCCAGTTTATTTCATCTGCATAATCATCTTCTGTCCAATCATACTTTTTACCGTAACGATTAGTGTAAAACCCCGGAGGACGAACATAAAATACATCTTCTGGTTTTAGTTCTCCACTAGCAACTTTAATGACTCGTTTTCCAGTATATCGTTGTGACTGAACATCAAAGCTAACACCCACTCTATGGGTCCTTGCTTGCATTGCAACGTTATGAACATACCCAGACACAGAAAAAGTAATTGAAGGGTGTTCTAGAGGTCCCCAGTGTCCTTTCTCATTGCTTAAAAGACGTTCAACAACCCACTCTCCACATTCGCTGGGTTTAGGAATTTGTTGATTATGAATAGGAGTTTCAGAATAGTCGCATTTTCCTGCCTGATAAATGACTTGCTCTGGAAGTGGATAACACTGAAGCATTACTACTTCAAGATTTTTATCTAGTTCCAGAAGATCTTTTGCTTTAATAGGTTTCACAGTCCATCTCCATCATCGTCATTTGTTAATTTATATTTTTGATTTACTCTTACAGTTTCAAACACATCATCCTCATCATCATAAAACACTTCATCATAATCCTCAATATAAGGTGCAATTTCTTCATATTGTGATTCGTGTTTATATGAATCTATGTCCGAATAAATTTCAGACTTTAAACATTCTACAAGAGATTCAAGATTTCTCACAATCAGTTTGAGTTTTTCTTTGTCCATTTCTCATTTAACTCCCACGAAATTATTCTAACATAAAAAAAGAGAGGGATCAAGTCCCTCTCTAACTTATTAGGCAACTTGTGGTTGCTTTGCCATATTAATTTGAGCAAGGTGAAGGAGTTTTTCCTTCTTTGCTTTTTTCTTAAGATAACGAACGAAGTAAGTATTCATTTCACACCTCCTTTGGACTTCTCCATATGGAGTTTGTTTCCATTTTCATCAACATAAAACATAGTTCCACGATAAATTTCCACGTGAGGTTCAATCTTAAACGTCTGATTTGGACGTTCTGTGGTGTCATATTCAACACCACGATATGTAACTTTTGCCATTTACTTTCCTCCAGAATGAGATGTTTAATTCCCGTTCCTTTGGGCGGCGTTTCCGTTCGGTATTCGCAAATACCGAATGAACGAATTGCGTTCCGCGTCGTCCTACTTGCGTCCTATTCAGTTGCACACTTTAATGAAATCCTTTCGGAGTTCCAATAGCAATCGGTCTTCTACTCTTTGAATTACTACATCGTCGTTTTTAACGATGTCCATTAGTTCCATCGCCGTGTCACAACTTACTGATACATTTGAAGTAGCAATAACTTGTGGCGTTGAAACAGAGAGAAGTGGAACCCATGCTAAAAGCAAAAGTGCTTTAGTCATAGGATGAACGTTAGGGGATTATTATACCCCTATTCATCTTATATAGTCAAGTTTGTATATTTAGATACATTTTAGTATCACATTGATACACTATCTCTCAATGTAACTTAATGTATGATTAGTAGCATAAAGTTGTTGGATGATTATATCGCATCCAATTTTTGGATTACAGTCACCACAAGTATAAACATCTGCGGCTGCTTTACCTTCCTCTGGCCATGTATGAATACTAATATGACTTTCAGATAATAAACAAATCACAGTTACTCCTTGAGGAGTAAATTTCTTTGATATGGTTTGTATTACAGTTGCACCACTTGCAATTGCTGAGTTTTCTAATAAGTCAATAAGATAATGCTCGTCGTTCAAAAGAACAAAAGAGCATCCATACAGGTTAAGTAAGTAATGCTTTCCCATTTACAGTGGATTTTCCTCCGCTTCCCTAATCAATGAACTTATAATCTCTTCTGTACCATCCATTGTTTTGATAGCATATAAAGAAGATTTTTGATATTTTTTAATCTTTTTATATTGTTTTAGGATGACATCAATATTATCTAAGTCAATTGTGATGTTTGCATCTTTACCAACTCTATTTTCTTTTCCCTGACCACCAAAACCTGCACTCATTTTCTTTTCTTTTTATCCGGTTTTTGATATCCCCAAAGTTTGGGACTTGTTCTTCCATATCCAAAATCAATTTTTTGAACTGCACCCGGACCATATTGGTCATAGTACATATCAAAAAGATTAACCATCTTGGGGCATCTGGTTAAATCCATATACCTTTTACCATCTTCAATATACCAAATCAGATATGCATCATTTGGAAAAGAAGTATCTTTTGCCTTATCTAAGGTTGTTTTTTCTAGCAAAACCTCACAACCATATTCTTGCGGCAGAATTTGCTTTTCTTTTTTTGAATATTCTGCCATCTTCTTTTTCTCCTTTACCGATGTTGTCACGAACGTCCACCCCATTGAATATCAGAATATGCTTCACTCACAATTTCTTTGGTGATTTTATATTTAGTTTGCAACCTTTTATCCTTCACTAAGCAAAGAATTTCTGCTTCAAGTGGATGAAGTCCCTGGAGAATATTAATAAACATCGTTTCTCTTCTTATGGAACTGAGACTATCATTTCCTCCTTTTACAAAATTGTAAAACATTTGATATTCTTTTCGGATTGAAGATCTCCCCTGATCCATAGATCCAAGGGAATTTGAATTCATTTCTGTCATTTTTGAAACAGCATCATCTATCTTGGAACTTAAAGTTCCACTAAATGAATTTTGCTCTCCTGTACTTGCGTATGGAACATCCCCTTCTGGTAGAAGAGAAATTACAGTTTCATCAAAATTCCAAATTAAAATAGTTTTTAGAGCAGGATCTTCATACTTTTTAAGCACTTCAACTTTTTTTGTATTTGTCCTCTGCTTTGAAACTAAATTGAGAATTTCAAAAATAAAAGGATTTGTTGGAAGAACATCAATTTGATCTTCAGTCTTCGTCTTCGTCTTCGTCTGTGTAGTCA